TGCGAGCCGTTAGTTCCGTTCGTACCATTAGTACCGGCTGGTCCGGTAATCTCGGATAAAGCTACGAGGTTAGTCCAAGAGACCGCCCCGACGTATCTCCACTGTAAATGCGTAGCGTTAGACTGTAGCTCGATCTCTCTACCGTCCGCTCCGGCTTCTCCGCTACCGCCCTCGGAAGATCCGCCTCCGCTAAAACCGGTAGGACCAGTCGGACCACGTAAAGAACCTCGAAGCTCCCAGTTCATAGAGTCGACTTTTTCGTAGTAATTACCGTTACTAGAGTCGATATAGAAGTCGTTTAGAGTACCGACGTTATACTGCGGCTTACCTCGTTTAGAGAACCAACGAGTAGAAGATCCGTCTTTACCGTTCTTGCCGTCTTTACCCTTAGCTCCGTCGAAGCCGTCTCGTCCGTTACGACCGTTTTTACCGTCGATTCCGTTACGTCCGTCCTTACCGTCTTTACCGCTAAGACCTACGATCCCTCGGAGACCGTCTCTACCGTCTTCGCCGTCCTTACCGTCTCGACCTTTTATATTAAGGACTTGACCCCAGATACCGCCGTTATTAAAGAAAATATCGCCGGTAGTAGCGTCGAGGAAGAAGTCGCTCGCTTTACCTACCGAGAGAGCCGGTACGCCCTCGCCTACGTGCCAAGTAGAGGCTTCGACGATACCGGATTTAAGGACTTCGGCGAACTGGCTATAGAACTCCGCTCGTACCGTAGCGAGTAACTTAGCTTCTCGTTCTTTAGATAGCTCCTTAGCCTTTCGAGCGACGTCTTTCGCTAGAGATAGTTCTTCGTCGTTACTACTCATCTTCTTTAAACTCCTCGTCGAGAATATCGTCGACTAGAGCGTTCTTATAGAAGTCGACTTTACGACTTAGTTTTTCTACGAGAGAGTCTTTACCGTTTTTAGTAGCGAGGCTAGGCTCGGTAACGCCCCCAGGAGCGACAGGGAAGCCGGTAATAGCCGGAGGCTCTAGTTCGTCTACGAGTATCGCTACCCAGATACAGCGACAATGATGATGTATAGGCGGATCGAATAGAGTTCGCTTATATTCGGCTTCGTCTAGGACTTTACCGTCGAGGTCGTCGCAGATATTACAGGTCTTATCGTCTAGGATCGCCGAGTACTGGTAAGCGTATACGTCCTCGGAATACTTCTCGAAGACGTCTTTACGCCCCTTATTAACGCCCATAGCGACGACGGCGGAAGCGGTTAGACCGATAACGCTAGAATAGAAGTCGCTAAAGATTCCGCTAACTGCGGCGATAATCTCTCCGATAGCGAGGCTCGTATCGAGTTGATCCTTACGACGCCCCTCGGCTACTTTCGAATTAACCTTAAAGAGTAGGTCGGCGAATTGCTTATCGGCTACGCTCTTAGCATTATCCCTAAAGAAGTTCTTAGAGTCGGACGGAGTAGCCGGAGCTTTCTTACCTAGCTCGTCGCTCGCTCCGTTCTTACCGTAGACGTAGGCTTCGAGACCGGACTCTTTAATAGCTCGTACGTACTGATTACGGAGATTCTCGTCGAAGATATTTTTCTCGGTAATAGATTCGTACTTACCGTTATCGAGGTAATCGTTAATCTTTACGAGAGCCTTATTAACGATCTCGTCGTAGATAGGTCGAGCCGTACGTTCGAACTCGCTCTCGAGGCTATTAAGTTTCTTCTCGATACCGGTAAAATTAACCCGAGATTCCGCCGGAGTAAGGTCTCTACGCCAGCCGTCCGTACTTAGCGACGTACTTTCTTTTTTTTTTGAGTTCTCGACGATAGCGTCCGAGTTAGCTTCTTCTTCGTCGGTTACTTCCGTATCTTTACCGGTAGTAGCCTTATCGAGATTATCGAGATCTATATCGAGCTTATCGGCGACTCGCTGTACTACGCCGTCGATTACTTCTTGCGGTAGACGGTCTTTCTCGGTTAGCTTAATAAAGACTTGCTTTAATAGGTCGATAGTAGAATCGGTAATATCTTCGAACTTAAACGTACCGTAGACCGGCTTCTCGAAGTTATAAGAGTAGAGATCGCTAATAAGGTAGCTCGTAATATGATTCTCGAGGCTCTTTCGGATAGACATTAAAGCCTGAATAAAGAAGTCGCTTTGATCTTGGCTAAGGCTATAGCTACCGGTCTTAGAACCAGTACCGAGAAGTATAAACATAGCGAGGACGCTTCGAGCCATTTCGGCGTTATGATGTTCGATTAACGGTAGGAGATCCATAGCCGTAGCGTTATTTAGAGCGGTAAGGCTATAACCGTGAGGTAGACCGACGGTAGCTTTAAAGCCTAGTTCGTCGACCGCTTCTACGGTAGCGTCTAGCTCGTCCTGATTAGCTTTCTCTTTACCGGTAACGACTTTAATCTTTAGAGCGTCGCTTTGAGCCTGTTGCTCGGATAGGTAGTAGAGACGACGCTTCTTATCGTAGCTAGAATACGCCGCAGTAAAAGCGGAGCGACCTTTTAAGTTATGGAACTCTTTACCGTAGGTATAAAGGTAGGCTCGTTCGAGAGGAATAGGTACTTCTTCGTACTTATCGCCGATAAAGGCTCGTTGTTTAAAGCCGTTAAAACCGCCCCGAGGGTCGGCTAAGATAGCGATAGTCGTAGGATCTCGCCAAGCGATTTTACGGAAGACGATATAACCGTCCTTAATCTCGAGGACTTTCTCGAATCCGGCGTATCCCTCTACTACGGCTCGTAGCATTTGAGCGACTACGAGGTCGAACGGAGTAGACATACCGCCTTTATGTGGCGGAGTACGAAGCCAAGCCTCGACTTTCTCGGACTGCGTATTACCGTCCGGAGTATCTTCGTCGCTTTCGATAGACCAGTTACTACCGAGAATAGGCATTACTATAGTGTTATAGAGAGCTTGTACCGTACCGTCGTTATCGAGCATTTTCTTAAAGTCGGCGACTTTAATTTTACTAACGTCGATAAACTCCCCTTGTAGGAGACTAGGTAAGTTACCGACGGTAGAAGTACCTACTTCGATTCCGGTCTTCGGAGGCGTAGGCTTTGCGAGGTTGATATTTACTGGTCCTATTTTCATATCTATAGTATATTCCTTATTTTTATTCTCTCATACGCTCTCGTATTTTCGAAGAAGTGTCTCGTCCGGTACTAGCCTTAGCCTCTCTTTCTGTGCTAAGTATATCTGCTAGTGAGTAAATAAGCGAGTCCGCTCGGTCGGGAGATTTACCCTTATAACGAGCTTTCCAATCGTCTTTCGATTCGACGGTTAAACCTCGTCCGGTAAACTTATAGCGTCTCGTAGATAGTTGCATTATCAGTTTATCATCTTTCGGTATAGCTAGCTCTCCGGCGATAAATAATTCTCTAGCTCTCCACCATAATTGACTAGCGAGGTTAGCGAACGTAAGTCCGGTAGCGTCCGGTAAGGCTTTGCCGTTGTTATAAATCTCGGCGATACCGTCGATCTTATCGTCGTTTAACTTATCGTATACACCGCCTCCGAGTCCGTCTACGTCGATACCGATAAAGACCGGTCGAGGACGGTTAAACTGCTTAACTCGTCCGGCGGTAGCTTGCGTATCCTCTTTAAAGCTAATCATCTGTTCGGGAATAAAACCGCCGTAGCGAGGCGTAATAACGGTCTCGTCGTTACCGAAGCGAGCAGGGTCGACGCCGATACGTAACGGACCACCTTTAGCCTCGAGCTTCTCTCGGTGTTCTTTCTCGTAGGCTAGCTCTACGTAGTTAAGCGGAATAACCGTATTAACCGACTGACTCGGGAAGTTACCGAGTACACGAGCTTGGAACATAGGCGAATCTGCTCCCCAAGTATCTATTTTCTCTTGAGCCCAGCGAGGAGCGACGAGGTACGGATTTATAATCTCTATCTTATCGAGGTTAGCTTCTCGGAGATCCGTAATATCCTTTATACCGTTATTAACGAAGTTCGGCGTATCGAATACCGAGATATGGATTTTATTAGCGTGAGTCCAGCTATGATGTGATTCTCGGAACGATCCGGAGTCGGAGGTCGGGTTACCAATCATTAGCATACGAGCGGACTCGGAAGTCATCATACCCTCGATAGCTTCGAACGCTGGCTCTTGAACTCCTGCGGCTTCGTCGACAATTATAAGAATATCTCCGCTCGAGGCGTGGAATCCCTGTAGCTTATCCGGATCTCCGCTAGACGCCCCGATAGCGTACCAGTCCGGAGCTATATCGAGTC